TCATTGCTCCCACAAGTCAAAAGCTCTTTGGACATAAAACTTCGCCTTTGCTAAATCCTCGTGTCCGTTTTTCAACGGTGCTCTAGATAGATATTTGATTGCATTACCTATTGCAAATGCTAATTGTGGTGGATACTGCGCCGTAACCTGTTCGATAAAATCTATAATTTCAATGTCGCCGTATGTGTAGTGCGCTGGTTGCTTAACATTGTCTTGTATTTCATTCATATCTACTTTTCTGTTACTGATTACACTCATTATGCTTCACTCCATTTCTTGAACATTTGGTTATAAGTGACATCGAACCAGTACGGATCACGTGAATGTTTTTGAGGCGTTCCATCATAAAGCCATGGTCTCAATCTTCTCTTTCTTTCTTCTTCATATTCCGCTCTCACATTTCGTTGGTATAGGTTCAAAATCGCTTTTTTTCTGATTTTTTCTCTCTCTTTTTCTTCATCTTTTATTTGACTCTTCATATATTCAACTTCATCTTTAGATTTTGAGTCTTTTCTTCCACACAATAATTCATCGCCGCGCATTTTATGTTTGTATCTGTATCTAAGAAGTTCTGGAGATATATGATATTTTTCTGAAACTTCTCTCAATGTCATTAGTTTTCCTTTGATACGCACTCTTATAACTTTTCTTCTAGCCATCATTCCACCTCTAAATCTAAAACCTTGATATTTATAACGTTATATTTTAATAGTTCACCTGGATTATTAAATAAATAGTCCGCCAAATTCTCTTTTTCTTTATCAATCTGATTGTAATTAACACTTTCGACTTCTGTAGGAATTCTAATGTCAACAGAAGCATTGATATAAGCTTGATGTTGCATTCAATCACACTCCTAATCCTTCATATAAAACGGAGAAGTAAATCCGTCACTATTCAAATTCAATCCTTTTGCCCAATCGACAGGCTTATTCATGATAGTTTCGATTTCCTTAAGTCCATTTGAACCTCTAGGTATTTCTACAATTACTTCATCATGGACATGTCCAACTATTTTAAAACCTGATGCTTCAAGCCTAGCTATAGAAATCGCAAGTAAATCCCTTGCAGTTGCTTGAACAATATTCTCGACTAACTTCCCACCATACGTTTTTAACTTTGACCATTTACGGTTAAGATCTAAGCCCATAAATTCAACAACTTGACTACCCCAACTATTTTCACCAACTGAAGCTTTTGGATAAGCTAAAGCTCTTCCACTAGGCAGTTCAATCATTAGAAAACCTTTTTTCATATAAAATCTAAGTCCATGCGTATGATGCGTCTTTCGGGATTTCACAGTATTAATTGCAGCCTCTTGGCAAGCCTTCCAAAAATTAACTATGTTAGGATTTGCGTTACGCCAACTATCAACTAAACCTTGTAATTCATTTTCTTCAATGCCCATTTCCAATGCACCCATCGCTTTTAAAGCTCCAGCGCCACCTTGATAACCTAAAGCTAATTCGGACACTTTTCCCTTTTGTCTGAGAGGGTCGCCTTTAGTTATGCTTTCTACCGGGACATTAAACATTTGAGAAGCCGATGCTTCATATATCTTTCCGTGTGTGTTGAACACATCTAAACGCCATTGTTCTTTTGCATACCATGCTATGACTCTTGCCTCTATTGCAGAAAAATCACTTACTGCTAGTTCATTACCTTCTTCAGCAGTAAATGTCGTCCTAACTAATTGACTTAATAAGTCTTGAGGATGAACATTGAGTAATAAATCTAAATCGTCAAAACGTTGTTCTTTAATAAGATCTCTTGCTATTTCTAATTCAGTATCTGAAATATAATGCTTTGTTAAATTCTGAAGTTGTACACCTCTACCTGCCCATCTTCCAGTACCGGCACCGTAAAATTGAAACAGACCTCTTACCCGTTCATCACTGCACATCATGTCATGCATTTTGTTGTATTTTTTCACACTGGTTTTAGACATTTGCAATCTAATTTCTAGCATTTTTTTAGCTTTTCCTGTTGCTTCTTTTAAGTACTCCTGAACCGTTTTCTTTTGTAAATTAGGTATATCTAATCCTTGGTCATCCTTTAACCAAGCCAATAATTGTGTAGGACTATTAGGATTTTCTAAACCTGTTATATGTTTAGCTTGATTAAGCAATTCTTCTTTACTCTGCTTATCGAGCACATTAGCTCCTAACATCAATGATTTAGAAAGCTTAATACCTCTGTCGTTTATATGTTGGTCAAAAACCCAATATGCTTGTTCAATTGCAGTTACTGGAAAGTCTTTAATTTTATGAGCAATCGTCATTTCTACTTCTACATCTCGAATACAGTAATCTATAAATTGTTGCCATTTTTCAAGATCATGTTCAGGCAAGTTTCTTGTTCTTCCTCCATTAACTTTTGTTGGTTTACAAGGTATAGAGAAATAACGAATTAAATTTTTACCTGCTTTATCTTTTTGGTTTTGTAGTCTTAAAACTTCTCCAACTTTATCAAGCGAAGCAGGTAAGCCAATACGCATTGAATTAACCATTGTGCAAATCCATTCTTCAGGTGGCATCTGTTTATTAAAATGTTTAGCAAGACAAGTTCTTTCGAAATTAGCATTGAATGCATACTTTTTTACAGCAGGATCAAAAAGAGCAATTTTAAACGTCTCAAAATCAGCGTGGAAAGGCTCATTATCTACTTTAGTCATGTCAATCGCACTAATCGCTCCACCATCTATTGAATAAGCTATAATTAAAATTTCGAAATCTTCAGCTTCTGTGTATTTATAGGCACCACATTTCGAAATATCATTACTGCTATATGTTTCAATATCTATATTCATAAATCTCAAATTCTTGACACCTCAATTTCTTTAAAATTAAAGTGGGGCTAAAACCCCACCTATTGACTTATAAGAAATCCTCATCATCAGTGTCTAATTCATCGAAATCATCTTCTGCTGCACTTGCACCGCCAAGAGGTTCGCCTTTTTCTACAAGTTGAATGTTGTTCAATCCAACTGCGATACCCTTATTACCATTTGTGTTGAAAGGAAATAGATTAATTGAAGCTCTAATATAATCACCACTTACAACAGTTCCAGAATCCGTTAATCTAATTTTGTTTTGGTCAATAATACCAGGTGCTTGTTTGCTTGATGCGTTAATAAAATAAGCGTCTTGATAATTGACATCATCTTCTCTTTCAGTATCTCCATCACGTAATGGAAGTTTCAGATTTGCAGGAACTTTGCCTCCAAACTTACTAACTTTTCCTTCTTCTTTAGCAGCTTCTATAGCTTGTTCAATGGCTTTTATCGTACTTGTATCTGATTTAGGAATGATTAAACTGATTGAATACTTTGATTCTTGCCCTTCTTGCATACTGTGAGGTTCAAAAATATGTGCATATGATGCTCTTACTTTTCCTGTAATCACTTTAGTTTTATTTAATACTTTTGCTTTCATGTTTATATACCGTCCTTTTAAATTTTTATAGTTTGTCAAAATCATCTTCAGCAGATTGCTTTATAGCTGGTCGTTTATCCGACTCGGTAGCAAGTGTTAATTTACCTTGCGGCTTTTCTATAAAACCCTCTGTAATTTTAGAAAATGCTTTTTTACCAATTAATTTTTCTAAATTCGTAATGCTAAGTAACTTGGTTTCTGTAATATCTTCAGGTTTATAACCCGCTTCAACTAACTTTTCAAGCATTGCTTTTGTATCAGTTATCATTCTTCGTGAACGACCTTCTACAAGCTTCCACCCAGGATAGTTTTTATCATTTTCTTTCGCTTGATCTAACGCATAATGTTCTACTTCATCAGCCCATTTTTTGATATCAGGCAGTTTATATAAAAGTTCTGCAATCTCTTCATCACTTAACAAATGTGGTGGCTTTTGAGGCACATTTTGCATGTATTCTGCACGTGTTCTACATGAATGCTTTATCTTACAGAATCTACAATGACTACCTGCTTTAAACTCACCTTCACCGTTATAAGCAAGTCTGGCTAATGGTTTAACAAAATCGGTTCCCCATTGAAGTAATCTTGATATTGGTAACTCTTCAGTAGAAAAGTTATCTATTCGTGGTTGTATGATAGTCATGCGAACTGTATGAATGTCATACATTAAACTAAGCAGTTCATATGCGCCCAAGCCATATAATCTAAGTTGAGGATTATCTATAGCTGAAACTTCAATGCCTTTACCGTATTTAAGGTCAATAATTTCAAGTACACCACCTGAAAATATAATGACATCACCAGTACCAAAAGATTCAGGGACGTATTTACCTAAATCCAATTTTGTTTCAAATAAAGCTATTACATCGTCATCTCTACTCAAAGCTTCGTTATATTTTTCTTCTACATTAGCTACGTACTCTTCAACATATTCGCGCAACTCTTCACTGTAATATTGATTTCGCTTATAATTTTGAAAAGCTTTATTAAACTCAAACTGTGTTAGGCCTTCATATTTAAGACTGAAATATAACTCACTTAACTCATGAGCGAATGTACCTTCTTCAGCAAAAACTGAACTTTTATCTGCAATACCTTCACTTGCCTTAATACTCGGTGGACAGTTTAGCCATTGTTTTGCTCCACTTGCACTAAGCTTTGCATGAGCTCTATTTGAGTGATCTAGCTTCATGCATTGATTCTCGCCTTCATAAAATCAACAATTTTTTCATAATACTCTTCTTTGATAGTAGATAGCTTATCCGCGCCAAGTTCGTTAAGTTTATTTCTAAATTCTTTCTTATCAGAAGTGTCTGCTTTTTTAAGGAACTCTTTTCCTACTGATAAAACATAATCTTTAGTCAAATCAGCAGAAGTTTCCTTAACTTCTTCAATTGATTCCAGTTGAGCTGTTTCTTCTTTTGGCATTGGTGCTTCTTTAACTTTCTCTTGTACAATTGATGAATCTACAGTTGATAGTTCAGTGTTTAACACACGTAAATTCTTATTTAATAGTTTTAATTCTTCAAAAATATCTTCTAATATTGCCATTGATTAACTCCTCCTTAAAATTGGTTAGCTAGACGAATCATTAACTTGATACGTTCTTCTATTTCTCTAGGGTCATCACTTTGTTCATTTAATCTTGCTAACAATTCAAATTGTTCTTCTAAAATTTCTTTTTTACGTTCGACTACACTTAAATGCAATTGCGATTCAATAACACGCCAGATACCCCAACTTTCCATTTCAATCTTTCCTTTTTTCTTAAGTTTTGAAAGAGTGGATTTTGCATGTGTTTTAGATATCCCAAAAGTTTCAACAACATCATCAGAATTGAAATTGTCATATGTTGCAAAATGTGATAGTATTTTTTGTTGTAAGGTCATATTAATAACTCCTTATATAATTATTTAAAACAATTGCTCATCTTGCACTGTTACTTGCTCCAACAAGTAGCAGTTTCTTTATTCTTCATAAAAGTATTCCTTATAAAATATGAATGTTGCGATACTTGCGAATCCCGCAATTGACCATGCTGTAGTGAAGTATAGAAACGGCATAAGCACAATCGCTAAGACTGTGAAGCACAGTACTGCTAATAGGTAGCTTTTATATGTGTCGCTCATTTGATAATCCTCCTAATACCATTTTTTATGCTTTCTGATCAAATACTCTTCTAATTTAGAAATATTAATCAATGTTCCCGTTGCTGAATAATCAATGTATAAATTTTCTACACCTAAATTATCTTCACGGTAATATTTCAACCAGTTGTATACTGTACTTCTACATACTCCAAACAATTGATGGATTTGTGTAGGTGTTGCGTATAACTTTTTCACAAATTTTTCTTCGCCTCGATATGTGTTTTCTAGTGTTGGTGGTATTATGATTTTTGGCATCTCTATCACTCCTTTAGATAAATGTTAAAGTTTGTTATTATTCGCCCTGTATTGAAGTTCTCTATCTAATGCATAGAAAACTTTGTTTATTTCTAAGTAGCTGTAATCACTTTTTTTAATAAGCTCTAATATTTCCGCTCCTAAGTTACGTTCCTTTTCCGTTAAATAGGATGAAGAAGCATCAGCTTTGCTAGAAACTTGTGGGACGCCTATACGCAATCCTTCTGATCTTGTGTTCATTTGTTTATGCTCCTTTCGTGTATAATGTTGTTATCAACCTAAGGAGGTGATAACATGCCCTTGATATCTGATGAATTTGATACACTTACTAAAGACCAACAATATATCTTGTCCGTACTCTACAAAGATTATTTAGAATGTGTAAAGTTAGGTTCGGTTAAATTAACCTGCAATAATTTTGGAAGTGCTAAAGATATACATACAAAGTATTTTCAAAAACTACATTTCGAAGATGTAAAATACGATTTAAATAAACTTAAAAACTCTGGGTTCCTAAACGGCGTGTATGCTAGTAACACTATTTATCATGTAACAATTTCAGACAAGACTGTTGTTTACTTTGAAAATGAGTTTAAAAACAATTTAAAAAGTATCATTGATAGCATTTCTAAAATTGCTTCAATAATTCCTGGTCTCTAGTTGGGTTTATAACTTCCCAATCATTTGCCATGAGGTCATCGGCTGAAGGTTGCCAATATCTGATAAGGTTTGTCCCATCGCTATTTGAAATGATGCATTGTAAAAAACTATCATTTGTTGGTAATATCTTAGTTCGATGACTTTCTTTCCAATCTTTCCGTGTCATAGAGACAAGATTTTTTGTAGCTATCTTAGTTGCTTCTTGAATGTTCATTTGTTATTCCTCCTTTTAAGATGTTTATGATCCTTTCTGCTATACTCCTGTTATGGAGGTGATAGGATGAAACTTAATCACGATTGCGTTAGACTCTTGCTCTTAGAAATAGAATCTAATAAGAAAATAGGTGAACCACTTACTCGACATAATTTCAACGATAATATTATTTTTGATAAATATGATTTTGAAACAGTAATGTACTCACTTTTAAAATTAGAAGAAGCTAAATTTATTTGTTGCGATCTGAAATTCATCGAAGGCAGGGTCGTTTCTTGGATTATTGATGACATCACTTGGTCTGGCCATGAATTTCTCGATAATATTAGAGACAATAAAACTTGGAACGAAGTTAAAAGAGTCGTTAACAAAACATCCAGTATGTCTCTTAATCTTATGGGGAAATTAGCTTTTCAATATCTTTCTCAAAAATTCAATCTAACTTAAATTCATAACCATCAACCAAGGCATATAAGTTATTATTTACGTATGGTATTTCTTCAATGGTGTTGTTGATGAAATGAGATCGGACCATCAGTTCATATCCGTCATTAATTTGAATATCTAATGGTCGCCTATTACCTTCTTCGTCATAGTAGTAATAGATGACTTTTTTGTTTTGAGCTTGCATTTGTCGTTCCTCCTTTAAGTTGTTTTGTTATATAATTTAGTTATCTCCCAGTGGAAGGAGGTGAAATTTATGGATTTAGAGAAAATTGCTCACGATATTACAATCTCGCTATTACCTAGAGCTCTAGATAGACATAAGATTCATAACGAATGGCAAGAAGTCGGTGATGACGTAATTGCATTCGCTAAAGATAGCGTTGCTCGTGACTATTTCAGCATTTACTCTTCTGTGTTATTGGGATTACAAGAAGAAGAAAAAAGCAGAAAAGATTTAGGATTGTAAGGCAATAGCGCACTTGATTACTTGCACTAATTAAGTGCGCTTATTTAATTAGATATTTCTTACCTTCTCTATCCGAGACCACTTTATATTTTTTTAATTTGCTTTCTTTCACTTTTAACCATTGATTTCCATGCCACACGTCAATTAAGTTTTCGTGTTTTTTATTGAATAGCCTTCTTAGTAGTTTCATTTGTAGTTCCTCCTTCATTCGAAATCATCGATAGTTAATTCTGAAACTCTCTTTTCATAGATATATAAATAATAGTTTTTGATATCTCTATAAATTTTTGCTGCTAGGTTGTATTCACTTTCACTCAAGTCTGAATTAAGTGTCACTCCAAAAATTGATAATGTTAATTTTCTAATATGGTCATGAACATCTTGTACATAAGCTTTTTGATGAATTGATTCGAAGCCATGCTGATACTTTTTTAGCGGAATCGGATGATTGAGCTTCCTCAATCTTCCTAGCGACAAATCTTTTGCGAAATTGAGTTTTTTATTGATTTCTTCTAAATCGTCATTATTGATTCTTACTTTACTGAAAATTGCACCTGAGCTGATTGGTTTCTCGCCTTTTATAGCATTTCTAACTTCTTTCGCTATAATTTCTTTCAACTCTTCTTTGGTTAACGTTATTTGTTCCATAGTGTCCTCCTTATTTTTATTTAGTTGTCACTTTCGAAACTTAAAGTTTAAAAAAAATCATCAACTTTAACATTTAAATGATCTGCTAATTTTTTAGCTTCTGAAGTTGTAAAATCTCTGCCATTAATTCGATTTATCTTTATACTCAATAAACTTCTACTCATTCCGATTGCTTTAGCAACTTCTTTTTGGTTAGTTCCTTTAAGTGCAATCAAGCTTTTTATTTTTAAGTATGGTTTATCTGCTACACTAGTTGTCATTGAACCCCCTCCTTTTGTTTCGTTTGTAACAACTTGATTTAAGAATACATCATAAAAGTTTCGATGTCAACAACTTTTGCAATAATATTTTCCTTGCGTTTCGTTTTCGAAACTTTTATAATGAAATTATCTTATATAAGGAGGGTTTCGTATGGGTATTGGTGAAGGTTTAAAGAAGCTAAGAAAAAATAAAAATATGACTATGGAACAATTAGCAACTGATCTTAATAATAAATATCCCGACTTAATGAAATTAACGAAAGGCAAGATATCAAAATGGGAAAATGAAAAGGAAGAACCTCGATTATCAACTGCCAAAATTTTGGCTGAGTACTTCAATGTGAAGATTAATGATTTGTATAGTGAATCAAATACTACATACAAAGACGATAACGACATCACTTCCATATACAACAAACTCACACCTCCCCGCCAAGAAAACGTACTTAACTATGCAAATGAACAATTGGAAGAACAGAATAAAGTCACTTCTATAGATGGATATAAAGAGTCTAAACTAGTATCGTATATTGCATGTGGTGCAACTGGTGCTGGCATAGGAGAAGAATTATATGATGACATATTGCATGAAGAAGTATTTTTTAAAGAAGACGAAACGCCATCAAATGCTGATTTTTGTATTTTAGTTAATGGTGATTCAATGGAACCTATGTTAAAACAAGGAACATACGCTTTTATTAAGAAAGAAGATTCTATTAAAGATGGTACAATTGCACTCGTTGTATTAGATGGAGTAAGTCTTATCAAGCGTGTAGATATATGCGAAGACTATATTAATTTGGTATCTCTAAATCCGAAGTATGATGATATCAAAGTCGCTTCGTTTAGTAATATTAAAGTAATGGGCAAAGTTGTATTGTGATTAACAGCGCCTGTGTGGCGCTTTAATATAAAAGACGTCTATTTCAGCAGTGTTTGAAAGGAAGTTTATAATGAAAATAACTAATTGCAAAATAAAAAAAGAAACTATAGTATATGAAGTTTTAACTAGTGGTAATCAACCATTCACTTATGAGTTACCTAAAGATTTATCGTCACATAATGCGCGTAAATACTTGGAATTTATTTCACAAAAAATAGATGGAGATAAGTTAACCAAAGAAGATTCATTATGATTTTACTAAATAAAAAAACGCCTACTAGTGTAGACGTTGAATGGTGGTGAGAATTTTATGGTAGATAAAAACAAAAAACAAGAAACTACTCGTAGTAACCCATTAAACAAAAGTTTTGAAAAGTCAGGCGCCAGCGAAAAATTAAAAAGCACTTTATCAGAAAAAGCTAAGAAAAAAGATTAGTATTCATTCATTAAATATAAATCCAATTTAATTTGTTGTTTAAGGTCTACAAGCGTATGTTTAATATACAATTCATCGTTTGACGGTAAATCAGATACTTTGAAATCTTGTCGCTCAACTTCTAGTAAATCGAAATCGCTACCAGCTGAATTATAGGTTTTAAGTTCACCCTCTTCAATGATTCTGTTTTCAAAGTCTTTTATAACTATAAATACTGGTTTACCGTTGTTATTAAACAACTTGTCTCTTTTGTCTAATAAGCTTATACAATCCAATTTCATAAACTTTCTGGTTATATTAATTAACCAGATAATAAATTTAACAATTAAAGGATTAAATACAAACACTGTTAAAACAAAAATAAATAGAAACAAAATATTTGCTTTTAGACCTGTAAGCAACTGAATTAAATTCAAATTTTTTAAATCAACATTATTAAAAATTATAAAACTATAAAACCATATCAAACATGTTTCAATAGAAAAAATCAATAATACAGGAGTATTGATAACCTTGTTTTTTTCACTAACTAAACCTATCATTGTTAGATATTTATATGGTATGTAACCTAAAACTCCTGTAAGAAGAAGCGCCCCTAGAAATTGAGTCATCTTATCACCTACTTTTTATTTTATTATAACATATTTAGTACCTAGTACTAAATTTTGGGTAGCCCACCTACCCTTATTATTTTTTACAAATTTACAGAACGTACGTTCCTACAGGAGGTATAAACATGTGGATTGAAAAATTTAAAAACAAAAATAACGAAACTAAATACAGATATTACGAGAAGTACAAAGATCCATACACAGATAAATGGAAGCGCGTAAGTGTTGTGTTGAACAAGAATACAAAACAATCTCAAAAAGAAGCAATGTTTCGTTTAGAAGAAAAAATAAAAGAAAAACTGAACAACAAGTCGTCAAGCGAATTAAAAACTTTGACTTTTCACGCGCTATTAGATGAATGGCTTGAATATCATATAAAAACATCAGGTTCAAAGTTGACTACTCTTAATAATATAAAAATAAGAATTAGAAACATTAAACGATACAGCTCTGAGAACTTGCTTTTAAACAAACTAGATACAAAATATATGCAGATATTTATTAATAAATTATCAGATATCTATTCTCAAAATCAAGTAACCCGTCAACTCGGAGATATGAAAGGAGCTATTAAATATGCAGTTAAATTTTACAATTATCCAAATGAATATTTGTTAACTAATGTCAAAATTCCTAAAAGAAGAAAAACAATAGAGGATATCGAAAAAGATGAATCTAAAATGTACAACTATTTAGAAATGAACCAAGTCCTACAGATACGTGATCATATACTAAATGATAATAAGTTACACAAGCGAAATCGCATTTTAATTGCCAGCATCTTAGAAGTACAGGCTTTAACTGGTATGCGCATAGGAGAACTACAAGCACTGCAGGAAAAAGATATAGATTTATTAAACAAAACTATCAATATAACAGGTACAATTCACCGCATTAAATACGAGGAAGGATTCGGATACAAAGACACTACAAAGACTATAAGTTCAAAAAGAAGTATCAGCATCAATTCTAGAACCGTAGAAATTTTTAAAAAGATAATACTGGAAAACAAAATGTTGAAAAGATGGAATTCGAGCTATGTTGACAGAGGGTTCATATTCACAACAAAAAAAGGGAATCCTTTATGTAATAATCAAATCGCCGGTGCGCTTAAGAAAACTACAAAAGCTTTAAATATGAATAAGAAAGTTACCACGCACACATTTAGACATACACACATAACTTTATTAGTAGAAATGAATGTTTCTTTAAAAGCAATTATGAAAAGGGTAGGACATGTAGATGAAAAAACAACCATTCGCATATATACTCATGTAACTGAAAAAATGGATAGAGAACTAACTCAAAAACTCGAAAACATTCCAAGTTAGCTTAAATCCGCCCTTTTTTTGCCCTTATATTTTTTACAAGCTTTATAAAACGCTTGAGAACACTGGCGTTAGAGCTTTTCTTGAAATAAACATATCATCATAATGTGATGGTTCAAATAACATCTGTACAATCAAAGGCTTCATGTTCTTAACAATATCATCTAAATGGTTATCTAAAATTGGTGACACTGCTTTTAAATCATTAAGAAATGGCTCCCATTTGCCTAAAGTATTATCTAATTCTTCTAATTTAGTTTTAATATAATTACAAGTTACATTAGGAATCAGGGACAAAAATTCTTTCTTTTTTACATTTAACATTTCAATTGCATGTCTTAAATTCTTACGTATTTTGGGAATTGTATTAATCAAATATTTTATTACATCAACAATTTTCGATGCATATTCATCATATATACTTTGAACAAAGTCTGCTATTTTTTTAATACCATCATCGATATGGTCTTTTAATATTTTCATTTTTCTTCCTAAATAATTAGAAGGTATAACTAGACCCTGTACCATATTTTCGCCGCTACAATTAATTTGGAAATTCCCATCTAAAATTGTTGCATCTTGTTGTTTCATAATACTTCTAATTTCTGCAATTTGCCTACCATAAATATCATTTTGATTTTTTATTCGCTCTATATTCTGTTTCACTACTTTCAAATGTTTCATCATTTCTTCAGATACTCCATCTCTGAAGTCGTGATCTATATTTTTGAAAATTTCTAAAATTTCATTATCTATACTATCATACACTTTTTCTATAAAAGATTTTATACCTTTAAACAACTCATTAATTCTTTCTTTTAATGCATCCAATGCAAAATCAGGTAATAAGTGTTTAACAGCACTAATACTTTCTATTGTTTCATCTGCAACTTCTTCAAGTGAGTTTATTTTACTAATTAAAGTTCTTTCCATTTCTTCTAATTGAAATAAGTTAATCTTATCCTTAAATCCTTCTGATAATTGTTGCTTTCTATCTGCAAAATTTTTATTTTCATTTTCTGAGATGTTAAAACTTTCATTTAAAAAGATTACGCATTCTGCTAACATACCACTAGTTTCACCAGTAATCAGTTTACTCAACGCATCAAGATTTTCTAAATTAAGTTTAATTAAAGTTCCTCTTCCAGAACGTGCAATCGAATCCCCTGTCCAAACATTTATCGGAATTCGCCCATCCATATCTAATGTTATGTTAATAGTCTTTTTTACTTTTTTTCCATTTTTAATTTCTGTATCTTTTACCGACTTAATTTTGATTAGTGGTACAGTATCGTATGTGTTGTCTTTTCTATTTAACTTCCTTTTATAACCTACATGGCTGTCTATTAAAGCATCTAACCTGGGCACACCATCACTAATGTTAACGCGTTTTCCTGGCATATCTTTGATGAATGGATCTTGTAACCATGTTAATAAATCGTTGGTACTATTAAAACTAATCATATTATCAAAGCGTGGTCTAGCAAATTTCTGCCAAGCAGCATAAGGTACCATTGCTGGGTCAGTAGCAACAACTTTTTCATTTGGATGTTTCGCTCCTTGATATTTTGCTCCTGCACCGCCTTCCGAATTACCGCCATCCGCCACAATGGTTTTGTTTTTGTAATTATTTGGACTAACACCATATTTTTGTGTAAAGTTATACTTACTTAATTTATTAGCGTCATTTAGTTTGTCTCTATATAAATCTGCAAATTCGTCTGATTGCTTAAGATAATCCGTTGACTTATTACTATTATCCATTAATTTCGCATTTTGTAACCAATCATCTCCGATATCTAAAGATTTTAATGGATTATTAGGGTTTATTGCCTCATTAGATGTTCCTTGATAAATCATGGTTTGTTCACCAGTTGGTTTTCCTTTTTCATCCAACAATTCATAAATTTTTAAATCTGAGGCACCTTTTTTATTTTTATTTCCATTATCATTATATTCATCAACCTGCTTAAATCTTTTTCCGTTAACTGTAAAATCATTATCTTTATTGATGTCTTGATAAACCCAGTAACTACTCAATTCTGTTAAGTCTCTATCATTAATTTTATTCATCTTCAAATGCTCCAAACGACACTACTTTCTTATCATCAAAACGAGCTTTTTTTGTGCCAATAAGTTTATTTCCTAATTGAGTAGTTATAGTATTCTTGATTGGCATATCTTTTGTTCTTTCAATTTTCTCGGATAAATCTATTACATTATTTATCTTTTCTTTTCTATTTTTTTTATCATTCGTACTAAACAACGTTGCTACTGTATTACTATTAGCAGTATAATCTAACTCTTTTCTAGCTCGTTGCATACCCTCTTTAAATTCTTTATCATTTTTATGAATCAACGGTTCGTAATATTTACGATATTCTTTTAAGTTTCTTGATAAATATGTGATATAAAAGTATTCATTTTGATATCCAACGTTTTGTGTCTTGTTAATTGCCTCTTTTGTAAAGCCTGTATATTGATATTTCTTTTCATTTTCTTTGAAGAATTTATATAAGTTATCATACTTTTCTTTTTGCGCTCGATATTCAAAGCCACTCAGCACTGTACCCACCATCATACTCATATCATCACCATTGTCATTACTGCGCATTGATCCTTTTTGATGGATGGCATCTTTGTACAAAGGTAGACTTGCATTAAATACAATGCCATGATCTTCGCAATGCACATAAACTTCTACACCATCATCTTTACCTACAACATTTGTAGCTTTAACTTTTAGTCCAAAGTTATCTTTAAAGAATTGTTCACCTACTTTTTCAAATTCTTTACGATGCTTCTTCGCAAATTCAATCGCATCTTTTTCTGCAGGTGGTTGGAAGCCTTGTCCTACATATTTTGAAGCTTCCATTTCTTCTGGTACTGATTTTGTTTCTGTATTCGTGTCTTTACTTGATTCATTTTCCATCATGGAACATCCCCCTAAAATTAATGTCGTAGCTAAAACTGATCCAATGAATTTTTTCAT